GACCAATTTTTTTTACGGAAAAAAACGACCTTAAACATTTGACCCAGGAATCCACCTTATGCCCAGAACCCCAATTACAAAAAAACAGACCGAGACACTTTTGGAGGCCCTCCGGAAAGGGTCGACCTATACGCTCGCTTGCAAAGCCGCCGGGATATCACAGTCCACCTTTTACAAATACATGAGGGAGGGCCGAGAGCAAAAGACAAAAACCAGAATTGAGTTTTTCGAGGCCGTCTCAAATGCGGAATGTGAGAGAGCGGACCTAATGCTCGAGCGGATAGAGGAGGGCTCTAGAAAGGACTGGAAAGCTGCCGCCTGGCTACTCGAGCGGAGATACAATTATCGCAGAGATAGCACTCACGAGATAGAGGAGGCTCCAGAGAAAGCCAGGGAGGTCTCCTCTCCTCATGATCTTTTGATTAGCCAGTCCGCCTCTCTCCAGGAGGCGATCCAAAAAGCAGCAGCTGCGGAGTCCTGGCAAGCCTACGCCGCTCTCCAAAGACAGCTACTCTCCGTCACTCGAGAGATCCAAGCTCTCCAGGCGGTGGAGAGTGAGGACGGCCTCCAAGCTATGACGGACGAGCAGATAATATCTCAAATCGAGGCGGCCGTTATGTCTATGCCTCCAGTACTGAGACAACGCCTCCAAAACCGTTTAGCCCTGGATCTCTCGAATGTCGTTTCCATTAAAAGAGGATAATATGATCACCGTAATATTAGCCGGCGTCCTCGGTGGAGTCGCCTTAACCTCGTCTATCTGGGTTTATGTGGAGAGACAGAAAGAACCGGAGGAGATAGATCTCCAGGGTTTAATTGAGAGTACTATCGCAATTCATGAGCCCGCCTCCAATTTGACAGAGCCAGACCTCCTCGAGACCCCTTGTAGCTTGGAGTACATAGAGAGGGCCGGGAATGATCTCCTATGTCGTGAGATGTTTTGTAGGATGATGACTAGAGGGATAGACGCTAAGGCGAGCGGGGCGGAATGCGAGCAAATCTCAAATGTCCAAAATAAGCTGCTTATCCTCGAGACCTGTGAAAAGACAGAGAGCCCGGAGAGCTGCATATCTCTATTTGACAGGCGTCTCTAAATGAGAGTCATAGAGGTATTAGAGGCCCTCTCCGATAGACTCTCGGTGGCTATGGTAATTTGCGAGCATGATGGAGAATCGAGCTTAACGATAAAGCTCGCTAATAATTCCGCCGCCGTCCTATTCGGCTATCCGACCTCGGCGGCTATGATAGGTCTAGACGTTAAGTCTCTAATGCCCTCTAAATATGCGGATCATCACGATAGCCACATTCAAAAACATATGTCTAGGAGAGACGGGATAGTCCATAAATCAAGTATTATGGGCCAATGGCGAGACCTAGAGGCGACCGCTCAAAATGGAGATATTATCCCCGTCTCCGTAAATGTCGCAGATGTGAAAAATTCGACCGAGCGTTATTTTGTGGCGATATTTCAGGACCGGAGACGAGACCAGGAGGAGAGAGGTCGGCTCGAGGCGGCTCTGGAGGAGGCTAAAGCTCTTAAAGCTCAAGCGGAGGAGGCTCGGCTCGAGGCGGATCAAGCTAGAGCCCAGGCGGAGGATAATCTCCACCGACAAAAAAAATTAAGTGCCCAGGTCTCACTCCTCCGTCAAATATTCGGGGGGACGGTCGGTCTAATAGTGCTATTAGCTGTATTGGTCGTTATCGGGTGGCAGAATGGACAATTTGAGCTTGAGAGCTTGGCTATGTTTGAGAGAATCCTATTAGTATTAACAGGAATGCTCGGCTCGGCTATGGCGGGTGTTTTTGATAGCCGCAATTCCGGAAAGGATGAAAATAAATGATAGAGATCGCTCGCTCTATTTTGGAATTGGAGAGGAGAGTCCAGGAGAATCCCCTGGCTTATTTCCGTCCGACTCCTCCCCAGGAGCAATTCCTCCGAGACCCCTCTCCGATTAAGCTCTTTCTGGGAGGGAATCAGGTCGGAAAAACGGCGGCCAATTGTGCGGAGATTCTCTATAGATGCCTCGGAATCCATCCATATATCAAATGCGACCCGCCCCCGGTGGAGTGCTGGCTAATTACTCATTCTCATGATCAATCGAGAATCATTCAGGACAAGCTCTATCGAATGATCCCGGCGGGGTCTTTACATGAGGACTGCGTATTCATTCCAGGGCGTGGATTTAGAGGCCAGGTCCCAATTGTGAGATTCAGAAACGGGAGTATCATCCGAATTAAAACGGTGGCCCAGGGACTCGGACTAGCCTCGGCCTCAATTCCATTCGTGGCGGTGGACGAGCCAATTCCGGAGGGAGCCTGGGGAGAGATCGCCGCTCGAGTCCTCCGAGGCGGAGCCGGTGGAAAGACCGGGACGATCTCTATCACTATGACCCCGGTCGGATGTGATGTCCAATATCTCCGGGCTATGGTGGAGGACGGGAGAATCTCCTGTACTCGAGCCCCGTTAACGGTGGAGGATACGACTCCGAGAGGATGCGAGCCTCTCCTCTCTCAGGAGCAAATAGATCATATCGCCTCGACCTATCTCCCGATAGACCGAGACGCTCGATTAAAAGGCTCCTGGGATGTAGGGATAGACCCGTCTCAATTGGTATTTGATAATTTCAAGCCGTCTATGATCTCCGGAGCCCCTTGTCCTCCAGGGGACTATAAATTTGCGGTCGGGATAGATCATGGCTCGCAGCCGGGAACCCAGGTCGCTATCCTCTCGGCTATCGACATGAAAGAACCCCAGGAGCCGAGAGTCTATATCCTCGGAGAGTATATCGGAGGAGCGTCCTCTCCCGAGGTCCATGTGAGAGGAATCCTAGAATTACTCCGTAAATATCAAGTCGATCCGGCTATGTGCACATGGACCGGAGACGGGGCGCATTATGCGCAGAGAGGAAATAAGGGCTTTAAAATGTCTAATGGACTCCTCATGAGAGCATTCGAGAAAGTCCTACATTTACCGCCTCGAGGTCTCCCCTTTACGATTAGGACGGCTCTCAAATTCAAAAATTCGGTATATTACTCGGCTAGTATGATATACAGTATACTAAGCCGAGAGCATTTCTGGATTCGTCCGGAATGTCGCCAATTGATCTCCTCTCTCCAGAGGTGGACTCTAAAGCGGACAAGCTCGGCAAAAAGCACCGATCCATATGGCCATGCGATCGATGCCCTCCGTTACTGCGTCCTCCCGGTTATACACGAGAGATTCACTCCACCCGCAAAGATTCGGATGTATTAAATGATTAGATATGATTTTCCTCTAAAGCCTTTAGCCCCGTCAAATCTAGATCAAAGACGTTGGGAGCATACCTCCTTAAGGCGGAGAATGTTAACCGGAGCCTGGGAGGAGGACCTGGAGGACGAATTAGCGAGACACCTCTCCCCGGACCGGAGAGAGAGCTGGGGACCCTCGGATCTCTCCTCAAATCCATTTGAGCAAATCACTCGCCAATTGAGCGTTTTATATATGGAGGCCCCGGCGGTCTCCGCTCCTGGAGACATTAGTCCGTTATTAGGTCGAGAGGGATACGCCACTCGCGCGGGGCTATGGCCTCTCATGTCTAGAGTGCAGCAAATGGTCCTCGGTCTCCGAGAGTGTATCGTCCGAGTCGAGGTCATTCCTCATGTGAGAGGCGGCTCAAGCTCGAATCCAGGGCTCTATTATCGGATGGTGACTCCGGACTGTGTATATTGTGAGGTCGATAGTGATCAGCCCGATATTCCCGTCTATTATCGGGAGTATCGACTCCGCATTCATCCGGAGACGGGAGACCAGGAATGGATTTGTGATGTTTTAGACATTCGAGACATGTCCTATCCGGAATTCGCTCTCTATCGAGTGAATCAGGACGGCTCTCTCGGAGAGGATGTCTCCGAGCTTTATATGGGCCACCCGGGACATAGAGGAGAGGACTATCCATTCCGCAATTCCGCCGGGGTCCCCTTTCTACCCCTCTCGGTCTATCATGCTCAAAAGACCGGCGAGCTATGGAATTTTTTAGACGGTCTCTCTCAGGTCACCGGCTCTCTCAATTCCGCCGTCCTATATTCGATGTTTCTACACTGCGTCCGAGATAACGCCTGGAGTCAGAAATATATATTGGGAGCCTCGGTCGCCGGTCTCTCTCAAATGGACCAGGGTCTCACCTCTCGCAGAGCTGCAATTGCTACGGACCCCTCCTCCATTCTCGTCCTCCAGGCGGATCCGGATACGACAGGTCAACCTCTAGTGGGGACATTTACGCCGCCGATCTCTCCGGATGATCTCCTCGAGTCTATCGCTAAATATGAGATGCGAGTCGCTATCTCATCAGGGATAAGCCCCGAGAGTCTCACTCGCCAGAATGCGGATCCCCGCTCCGGATATGCTCTCTCCATAGATAGAGCCGGGCAAAGAGAAAGCCAGAGGAGATTCGCTCCTATTTTTCGTGTCTCGGACGAGGACCTCCTCGAAAAATCCGCGGCTCTATGTAATCGATATTTAGGGACCTCTCTCCCGGAGACCGGGTATCGAGTGAGTTATCATAGCCTCGACCTATCCCCGGAGGAATTGAGAGCGCAGAGAGAGGACATTATCGCCAAGCTCGGAGCCGGCCTAATCAGTCCGATAGATGCGATCCGAATGCTTAACCCCGATCTAGATGAGACCGGGGCGATAGATTTACTACAAAAAATCCGCAGAGAAAGAGCGGAATATCTTTAAACCAGGAGACCCAGAATGAAAACAATTACGCACGAGGGCGAGACCTATGTCCTCAAATCAGAAATGGACTCGGCTATCCAGTCTAGAATCCAAAAATTGAGCGCACGAGCCGCCGAGGCGGAGTCACAGGTCCAGAGCCTCCAAAGCGAGCTAGATAGCGTCTCAGGACGCCTCGGAGCCATAGATAACCTCCAGGGGCAAATAGAGAGCTTAAAAGGACAATTGGAGACGGCTAATGGACGATTCGATCGCTATCAGGCCGTCTCTAAATATGGCCTTACCGATCCGGATCACCTGGAGTTAGTGGAATGGCAATATTCCCGGTCTATGTCGACTCTATCCAAAAAGGACCAATTGCCTCTCGGGGAATGGCTCGAGAGCTTAGTACAGGACCCCTCTAAAGCTCCCCTGGCTATCCGTCCTCACCTCCAGAGCCTCCAGACCTCGGCTCCGTCTCAGGAGACCGCTCCTCCATCTCAGGAGGCCGCTCCTCAAATGCAGACTATCCGCCCCGAGTCCTCTCTCCAGGCTCCCGCTCCTCCAAAAATGAATTCAGGAGCTCTCCAGGCTCCTCCGGTGACGGATAATTTAGTCGATCGAGGTCTTAAGGATCTCGAATTCTATCGACAAAATAGAGACGCTATCAAAAACGCTTTTTTCCAAAATAGGAGATCATAATGGCAATTGTCGACTTGAGCACAGTAAGCTCTTTTCCATATATTAAATCTATCGCCTCGGTCGGTACGACACAGCAGGAGATCACACTCCCCCAGGGTAAGATCCGATTATCAATAGGAGGAGATGTGGAGACACAAATCGCCACCTCCTCCGTTAGTGATGGGGCGGCTATGCCATCGGATACTATCGTTATCCCGGCGTCTAATTTACTCGAGATCAATTTAGGACATTCGACATTAGACCGAATCTCTAATATTGCGGTCGCCGCCTCCACCGGCTCGGCAAATGTCCAATTGATACTGGAGCGGATCTAATGGCTAGATTTTCATTTCCGACCTCCGGAGGTGGAGGCGGCTCCCCTGGAGCGTGGACGGCTATCACCTCAGGCGATTTGTCTCTAGATAGCCAGAGCTATACGACCTTTAATCTCACCTCGTCCTCGATCGAGGGCTATGCGCATAGAATCAATATCGGAGCGGATGTCGGAGGCGCATCTAATACAACGAGAATGGCCGAAATGGGCATATTGACATTTGATACCGGGATTAGCCTGGATAGCTTAAATCCGGACGAGGGCTCAAATGGAGTCATTCAATTGGAATTTGAGCCGGCCGGGGTGACTAATACCTCTATTTATTATACGGATACCGCAAATCCTCAAACGGTTATGTTATGGTGCGGATTTGACGGTCCTCCATTTATCTCGGGTGATATGGTTTATTATGGTCATGGTCTCCAATTAAGGCCTAATTTGAGTGCTACGAATAACGATGGATACTATAATCAGACTAGAATCATGAGGACCCAGGGGACGACAACGGCTCCCCAGGGCTCGAGCTACGCATTCGGATATAGATTCCAGAATCTCCAAATGACGGCTACAATTGGAAAAACATACACAAGTCAGAAAGAATTAGCAATTTCACAGGTCGATTGGAATGGGACCATTTTTAGAGATGATGAGGGCTATAACGATTATCAAATGCTCAATACAATTAGTCAGGTCAGCGATCTCTTAAATACAAAAACGACTAGCACGAGCGAGACGATTAAGCTCGGAGTCGCTTTCCAGGTCGCCCTCGGGAGTGATGGGACAATTACAGGATGGGACTTTAATCTCAAATGGAGAAAGCTCCTATCATGAAAAATTAAAATTATCATGATATAGTATTTTCAGGCGCAAGCCTACAAAGCGAATTGGGTACGGTCGCACCGGAAAAAGCAGAGAGCCCTTAGCACTATCACAATTCACCGTTTAAAATAGGAGCCTTATATCATGGCTGTTAATAATATCATTTCTCAGGGATCGCTCGAGACCGATCTCCGCCTGGCGGCTATGCTCTCACAGGAGATCCGCCTCCTCCTCACCGATACCAATAACCTCCGAAATAGCCCTTATATCGACTTTATCGGATCCATTAACGGCCTCGGCTCTGATACGATTCGAGTATCTCTAGCCGGTCTCGATGGACGGGACGTTTTTTCAGCGACCGCCGCCGAGGATACCGCCGTCGACGCCGCCTCTAATACAGCTTTGACTGATACCTCAGTCGATATTGCTGTAGCTCGTGCAGCTCTGCGCTATCAGGTCTCCGACCTGGCTAATATTACCAATTTCCAGGGCGCAGCTAATGGAATTGATGTTTTCCGAATTGCCCAGAGCATGGCGGGATCATACGAGGCTTATTTCGCAGATCTCACCGCCGCCGCAATTGCGACCTTTACCACCTCCGCCGGTAATACCGGGGCAGCTTTTACAGTGGACGGAATGCTAGACGGCATTTTCGAGCTTGAGAAAGCGGATTCTAATCGAGGCGTCCCCGGTCCATTCGCCGGAATCCTCCATCCTAAGCAATTGACACAGCTCCAGGATGATCTCCGAAACGAGTCTAATAGCATTTTCGCATATAGCCCGGCTACCCTCGAGGCGATCTCGGCTAAGGGCCCCGGCTATGTCGGACGCTTTTTGAATGCGGATCTCTACACCTCCTCATATATTGAGACCTCAGGTGGCGGCGATCTCCAGGGAGCCCTTTTCGGAGTCGGTGCACTCGGCTATGGGACCGGCGTTCCTCGAGACATGCCTGGAGCGTCCGATTTTATGGCTATGGGTGATATTGTCGTGGAATTCGAGCGTGACGCAGCGACCGCCTCGACAATTATCATGGGCCATTGCTATCTCGGAATTGGCGTCCTAGACGATAACCGAGGCGTTAAGCTGCTCTCTCTAGCTTAATCTTTAAGAGACCCCTTTTTTTTGAGGAGGGGAGACTCGGGTCTATAGGTTTTTCCTGGGTCTCAAATCTACCGTCTCTCCCCTCCTCTCTATCTATGGAGACCCCTATGGAATATAATAATTTAGCTATGCCCTGGAGCGCAGGTCCGGAGACGGCTCCGGTTCTACCCGTCCGACCTAATCAAAAATTCTTTTTTAAACATCATCCTAAAAATTGGGCTCTGGAAAAAGTACAGATCCCCGGAAAGAAGAAAGACGAGATCCAAATGGTCTGGATGTGGCTCCCAATTATCGAGAGCGAGACAGAGAAACCCGGCGTTAATGGAATCCGCATGAATGGAAAATTTGTGGACGCCACCGGGAGACATGCAGCTCTAGCTCGGAGAGGATACTCTATCTTTCTCCCTAATCAAATAGATTTCCTCCGGGTCTATCCATGCCGAGGCGGTCGCTATTTTGCACATAAATTTATGATTCTCGAAGATGTGGCCGGGGAATTCGTGGAGACCCTGGATAGAAACGCCTGGAATGAATGGCGAATGAGTCTCGTCCGAGAGGGTAAAATTAAGCTCCCTCACCCGCAGCTTTTAAAGCGTCTCCTTTTGAGACGGTCTCGACATATCGACCGATATATTAGACAGCAGCATATCCCCGAATTAGCGGCCAAAATGGAGACGATTAGAGACGAGGTTAACGCCATGCAGAAAGGAATCGATGATCTCCAGGAGAAAGGGATAAAATATTATGGATGATAGAGAGGCTATGAATAGAGCGGCCGGGCGTATCCTCGAGGACCAGAGACGGTCCGGAAATAATAAAATTACGCATGACGAGATCAAAAATAGGATAATAGAGGCCAGAAAGAGACGAGGTAAAGAATGACAGCGGGATCGACTCCATACGCCCCTCAAATCCGAATTGTGGAATTGCTAGAGAGGGAAAAAGCTCAATTAACGACTCTCCCGATCTATCGAGACGGAGCATTAGTGGAGCCGACCTCGGGGACCTATACCCTAAAGACCCCAGGGGGCGGAATTCATGTGGACGGAGCCGCCGTCACTATCTCCGGAGGTATAGCCCAATATTCTCATTCTGCGGAGAATCTCTCCGGGTCTCTAGAGCTTGGCGAGGGATGGGTTCAGGAGTGGGCTCTCACAATTGGAGGAGATGTCTATAATTTCCGAAGAATGGCCGCTCTCGTCCGGAGACGGCTCTATCCGGTAATATCGGACGCCGATCTCACTGCGGTTTATAGCGATCTCTCCGACCTCCGCCCCTCGAGCTTAACCAGTTATCAGCAATATATAGATGATGCCTGGTTCACTATCATTCGCCGCTTGAGGACGGAGGGCGGAGGGCTTGAATATTTAGTCATGTCCTCCGAGGCCTTTTATGAGTCTCATAGACATTTGACGCTCTATCTAATATGGAGAGATTTTCATTCCTCCCTAGGTCAATCGAATGGACGCTATCTAGATTTATCACAGGAGCATTATCGACTCTATCAGGACGAATGGAAAAGAATCTCCTGGGTCTATGATTATGGACATGACGGGAGCCCGGATGATCCGGATTTGAGACAAGCTAAAAACCCGGTGATCTATACCTCGTCTCCTGGATTCCATGGCCGGTTTAGATACCGGAGAGGGCGTTATTAATGTCGATCTCCGTCTCTCAAATTAGAGCGGCTATCGCCTCTCAAATATCTACAGCTCTCGGAGATAGTGGATTCTCGGAGAGCTTGATTCCTCCGGAGTATTTTGGACGGAATGAGAACTCGGTAGCACATAAGAGATTCGGAGTCCAGGTCTCCATATCTAATGCATTCCCGGAGAGACAAAGGCGAGCGGTCGGAGTCATGATGGAGACGGTAGTTAATGTTAAATTTGCCTATCGTCTCCGACCTAAGGACGCATATCCGACCGATTATGATCTCGCCCTGGATACCGAGGGCTCGGTGATAGCCGCCGTCCTCAATTCATATCAGACAATTAGACCAGGGGTCGAGATACGATTCGCCCGGAGCGTCCGAGACATAACGGACTCTATGGAGTATATGCTATTCGATCTCGAATTCACGACCTATCACACAATATCCATAACATAGGAGGATAATATGGCCTATAGTACAATTCCAAAGGCAAAAAAAGACGGAGTGATCAAGCTCCTAGACGGTACGACTCCAACGGCAGTCGAATTAACGGTAGCTTATGAGGAGGGCAATTTCACATTCGAGACGCCTCTCCGAGATCAGACTGTCATTCGAGACCGGGGCTCTATTACGACAGTCCGACAGGGAGACGAGCAGCCTATCACCGGATCATTCAATTTCTATTTCCGACAATTTACGGACTCCTCAAATGCGGGTAGCATTCAGGACTTTATAACCGGGACCGGAAATTATAACGCTAATGCCTCCACCGGCTCGGGCGTTTCTGTATTTGTCGAGCATTATGCAGTAAATATGGAATTCACTGTCGCCGGCTCCTCTCTCGGAGACGCTAAAGATCATGTCGCCACATTCTCCCAATGTGTGTGCACTCTCTCATTCGCCGAGGGAGATCCGGACGGATGGACCCTGAATTTCACCTGCTACGGTGGCATTACCTACGCATAGATCGACATAGGAGACCCAGAATGAAAAACATAAAACTCGGGACCCTGGGGACAATTGAGCCCCAGGTCCCCTCCTCTCTAGCCTCAATTTTTGACATTATCTCCGCCTGGAGCGATAAGCCCTCTCAAACCGAATTGGGGCGGATTTGTGCGGCGGCGATATGTCTCTCCATCTCCTCTCCCGGCGTCCCAAAATATAACCCCGTAAAGGATAATATATTGGGCTATGGCGTCTCATGTCTAGACTATCTCCTCGGGTCGAATGTCTCAATTGCGGATATTTACTCCCAGGGAGCTTATCTCATGTCTCAAATGATCACCAAGCTCCCGAGCGGAGAGGAGGTGGAGGAGACGGCGGATTTTTTGTCTCCACCCGGGGCGGTCGCCTCGAGCGATTAGATCTTCAAATGTCGAGACGGTGGAATCGAGACCCTGGATGGTTCACCGCTCTCGATAGTGATCTCAAATCGCTATTATTAGCCGATATGACCCTCGAGAATGAGACGAAAGAACAGAGAGCCCGGAGGAGAGAGAGGATAACCGAGAGGCGTATCCAAGCTCAATTTGATAAGCTCCAGGAGAGGAGGTCTAATGGCTAGAAAATTCACTGCGGTTCGGGGGAATGCTACCGTCCGATTAGAGGGGCCGGCTCGGACCCTTTTTGAGGATACGCTCAAGAAAGCATTCCCGGAGATCACAAAAACCCTCCAGGATACGCTCGAGATTATAAAGCGAGACGCCGAGAGAGAATGGCCAGTCCGGAGAAAGCGGTCGCAGAGATCGGTCGATAAATTCGAGATCACATTCGGCTTAACGACCGGGGGAATTGTGGTCTCTCTGGAGAATGAGGCGGAATATGCGGCCGGGATACTCGGTGGAAAAAATAGACCGTCTCTAAACAGAAATGGACAGGAGTCCGAATTAAAGCCCGGGCGGCTAGCTTGGTGGCATTTCCTCTATAGACCGTCCGTAAAAGCTGCGGATAAGGTCGTCCGGGAATTGGCGAATGACCTATTAAAAGAAATGGAGAGGGCGGATTAATGGCTGATGTAAACAAGACAATTGCAATTTCATATGAGGCTCGGACCGCCTCTCTCGAGAATGCTCTAAAGAGAATCCCTGGAGTGACTCAGGAGCAAGCCGAAAAAATGGCTAAGAATCTCGATAACGAGCTTAAAAAAGCAGAGAAACACGCCGAGAGGGCCTCCAGAAATATCGGAGCCGAATTCAAAAAGGCCGGAAAGGCGGTCGGAATGATAGCCGGAGGAGCGGCGGTCGCAGGGGCGGCAATTATCGCATTTGGACAGCATATCGCAGATTTAGCGAATGAGTTAACGGACGCCTCCACAAAAACCGGAATTGCAATTGAGACCCTGGGGGGACTGAGATTAGCCGCCGCCGGCTCCGGAGTGGAATTCGGTAAATTGGAGGGCGGTCTCATAAAATTAACCGGCTCTATCGCAGCAGCTGCGGAAGGCTCCGGACCCGCCTCGGACGCATTCAAAGCCCTGGGAATCTCTGCTACGGACGCCGAGGGGAATCTCCGCTCTAGTGACGAGGTCTTTAATGAGATAACGGAGACGCTCTCCCAGGTGGAGAATCAGACCCTGAAAAACAGCTTGGCTATGGACATTTTCGGAGCTAAAGCCGGGGCCGCTCTAATGCAGTCCGGTGCCCTGGATAATATGGCCGCCTTTAATGACCTCGCTCGGGAATTCGGGGTCAATATGGAGGAGGCCGGAAATATGGCCGGGACATTCCAGAGAGCTATGGCCGAGGTCGAATTGGTCCTCCAGGGAGTCGGAGCGAATCTCTTAATGAGTGCTACCGGAGCCGAGGGCTTAAATAATGCTATATTTCTACTCTCGGACGCTATCGTCTTTTTCGGATCTATAGCTCAGGATGTCGTTATATCCGCTAAGGGAGCATTTGATTTTTTATCTCGCTCGGTGGAGATCACTCTGACATATATCCTAGGAGTCGCTCGCTCTATCGGGGCCGTTTTCACCGGTGAATTTGACAAAATAAACGACATAACGACCCAGACCTTATTTGAGGTCGAGCAATTGAGCAAGCCCTTAACGGACGGGGCGAATGCAGTATTAATTCTAGGTGACTCCTACGAAAAAGCTAACCAGAGAGTCTCCGAATTGAGAGAGCTTAGAAAGGACATATTAGAGCAAGCCGAGAAAGAGGCCGCCTCGGAGGACCGGAGACGCAAATCCGCCGCCGCCGCCTCGGATCAGGCTAAGGGAGCCGCCGCCGAGGCTCTGGAGGCCTCTAAAGCGGAGGCCGAGGCCAGGAGAGCCCAGGCGCAAGCGGAGAGAGAGCTTATAGCTGCCCGGAAAGAGCTTAAATCGATAACGGACGCCTCTATCCAGTCTCAAATGACGGAGGAGGAGATCCAATTGATGAAATTTGAGGCGGAGAGAGAGCGTATCCTCGAATTAGGGCAAATTGTCCAGGATGAGGCGGCCGTTAAGGCAGCTCTAGATGCCCAGGAGGCCGAGAGATCGGCATATTATCATAATCAAAAGATGAAAGAAATTGAGAAAGAGAAAGCGGCTCGCCTCCAGACCCTGAATATTATGGTCTCCTCCGCCTCCACAATTGCCGCCTCTCTCCTAGCAGTACAGCAGAACACCGGCGCATTCACCGCACAGCAAGCTAAGCGGATATTTCGTCTCGGGCAAACCGCCGCCGTCTCCGATATTGCCATTAATACGGCGGTCGCAATTAGCAAAGCTAATGCACAATTGGGACCGATAGCCGGGGGATTAGCGACTGGAGCCCTAGTCGCCTCGGGAGCGGCTCAAACCGCCGCCGTCCTCTCTCAGCCGATACCGACATATGACATGGGAGGGATGATAGGCAATTTAGACCCTCTCCGCCCTGGAGAGAGATTAGTCCGAGCGCAAGCCGGCGAGGCTATCCTAGACGAGGCGACAGTCGGGAGATTAGGTGGAGAATCCGGAATTGACGCTCTCCAGAGAGGCGACTCTCCAGGGGATAGAGTTATAGTAATTTCACCGTTTAAGCATTTAGATCGATATAATAGGAGTGCACTCCGGAGAGGCTCCGTCCTTACCCGGAGATTTAAACCTCAGGGCTCGGGAGCGTACTAATGGGACAGGATAGAACCCCTAATCGAATGAGAGGCTTTATATCGCCTCTTAAGTTTAATGTGGACTCATTCTGGATGGATGAGACCTCGGCTCTCCAAAATACGCCGAGAGCTGGAGTCCCCAGAGCCTCACAAAATAGCCCGATGATTCTCCAGGCGTCCGGGCTAATGAATGAGGGAGATATTGTCCAGGTCCGGACGGTCCGAGCGGGGCATGTCGGATTAGAGGGGCGGTCTCAATTACAATTCCGCCCTGGAGAGAGTGGCGATTGGTACGGACGAGACGCTTATAATATTTGTAGCTACTGGGAGAGAGTCGCCGGGTCAAATACGATTCAATTCCGACCTCGAGACGCTATCCAGGCCTCGGACGGCTCTGTCTATGTCACCGTCGAGAAACAGGACGGCTCCGATTATGATGTGATGGTAATAAAACGGACGCCCCAGGGGACATTTGAGACGCCGATCTCTCTATACACATTCTCCGGGAGTATAGCCGAGGGCTTTCTGCATTCTGGGATTTGTGAGATGGAGGACGGCTCTCTAATTGTGGCGCATTGGTCCATCGATGGAGATAGAGAATTAGCTCAAATCAATATTCACAAATCGGAGGACGCCGGGGCCTCGTGGTCTCAGGTCTCGACGGACGCAATTGCTAATAATATATGGGACTTTCCGATAGATATACAAAATAAGGGCAGCTTTGGTATCGGTACAGCTGGAGCCGATCTCTCTAGGATTCGAATCCGCTCTATCGGAGGTCAAACCCTAATGACTCTCCATATCATAAAGCATAATAATAGCCTAGGTTTTAATCAGTCTATCCTCTATCAGTATCTCTCCACGAATGGAGGACTCACATTCGAGCAGGTCGCCGAGAATGATGACGGGGGATTTTTTAATCATGATCTCCAGGTCGTTAACGGTGGATTCAATATTACATTCGTAGAATTTCCCGCCTCTCCGAGAGTATTGGTCTTAGCTCGTCTAGCCTCGGCCTCGAGCCCGATCGCCTCGGCGGTCCGATACGATATATCCACAAATACAAATCTCCAGAATGGAGGGGCTAATAATCATGAGAGCGACCTCTCCGCCTGGATAGATACGGACGGCAAATATTACGCCGTAGCTCGAATGATTCAGGGGACGACAGCAGATCAAACCTTAGTTTTTCAGAGTGAGGACGGGGGCTATAATTGGTCTCAAATGGGAATCGGCTCGAGCAGTGTATTTGTAAATTATGAGAATTCCTCTATCCACAATTCGGACTCGGCCTCGAATCTCTATCTCACTCAATTTGTAGGATGTAGCCAGGGCGGAGAGGGTCTCCTCTTTCATAATACCGCCGGGACCGCCGCCTCGGCTTATGATGAGGTCCTCGGATGTTTTCAAATTGGAGGCTACTCCACCGTCACCGCCCCTCCATATCGAGCGTTTTCAGGTGATACGGAGAGAATGAGATGGAGTGTCAATTGGATTCCGCTCCAATTGCCAGGGTCTCTCGGGTGGACTGCGGTCGGAACCGGTGTACAGACCTTAAATAATGGATATGTGAATATTACGACAACGGCGTTAACACAGAGATATTATCGAAGGTCCGGATTTACTGGGACCCTGGATAATGGAATCGTAGCTCGAGTGAGAATCACGCTAAACACTGGGACAATTCTCAAGCCTATCCTCCAATTACAAATCTCGGACGGCTCCTCGACCTCCTATAAGGTCTCGGTCCGAGCCAGTGAGACCCAATTGGATCTCTATGATGAGATCGCCGGGGCTCAAATTGGACCGCTCCGATTAGTGGATAATACCCTGGAGACGGATATTCTAATTGGAATCTCGGGCTCAAATGTTTATGCATGGTATCGGGGCAATTCGAGCGGCTCTCCGAGGACCTGGAGCAATTTAGGAGATACCTCGAGCTTAACCTCCGGGACGGCTACCTCAAATTATATCTATTTCGGAGCGATCGGAAACGGATCGATTCGAGACCTCGATCTCCATGAATGTCATTTCTCATTTGATGCGATGACAGGACTCCAATTGGCGTTTGGACAGACCGGGCGGGAATTGTGGAGTCGACCTTATCCAGGGCTCGGCTATAGTGTGAAATTGGACGGTGATCTATTTATCTCCACCCGAGACGGAGCGACTCAGGAGGTCGACACCTGGCAAATAGAGCCGAGATTCGACTATCCTCTCGATAATATGATCTATACTATCTCTCCATCTAAACGGACGCCCTGGAGATCTCCTGTGACCTCTCCCGGTCCTAATCCGACCGCTCGAATTGCGCTCTATGTCGACCCCTCTCAGGAGGTGACAGAGCTGGAGAATGATATTCTGGGAGTGTGCCTGGAGAATGTCAATTTCCAGAATTTCAAAATACAAAGACATAATGGGAGCGCATGGATAGATATTGGGACGGTGGACAATTCGGTCTATAGTGGAGGATTCACTCGGACGGGGGCGGCTATCTTTTCCTCCGCCTCTCCAGGGGCGGTCCAATTTCCATATTTAATGTTTAATGAATGCCAGGGATGGAGGGTTAAGCTCGATGATGGAGAGGGGAATATCACATTCCGGAAAATAGCCAGTAATTCCGAGGGTCCATTTATCCAGACAAGCTCTAAATTTGCGGTCCTCACTCTCGAGGGGATAGACGGCTCCGAGCCGACCTCCGGGACGGCTACAATTATCCCTGATAGCGTGGCGACAGTGATCTATCTGGATAATCAATCGACCTCGTGGAGAGATACTAAGGCGATCGGTATAGAGATCACCTCCCAGGAGACGCTCGAGGAATATCTCCAGATAGGACTAATCACCGCCGGTCCTCTTTTCGTCCCCGGGCGGCAATATAGCCGGGGGAGACAAATCACCGAGACCCAGAGCATAGAGGACATAGAGACATTAGACGGGACAATATTCTCCAGAAATACCGGAAATAACGGACGGACGGTCCGTATCTCGTGGACGGATGGAGTAGATATTAGCGGTCTATTTGAGGAGAATCCAGAGCCTGATTATTGGAGGGGCTCAAATAGAGGAGACGCTATAGCCAATTGGGGAGACGCTCCCGAGGCTCTCCAGGGATTCTATCGCTATCTCGAGGGCGGTATATATCCGACCGTCTATATCCCCTCATTCGGAGGATCCATAGACGGGGATAACCAGGTCCAGGTTTTTAATAGGAGAGGAGACCACATGACCTCCCGAATCTCTCGACCTGTACAAATCACCAATATCCTCGGAGACGAGATGGAGGGTCTCGGCTCTGGAGAGGTCTATAGAGTCGGATCCATTATCCTCGAGGAGATCAAATAGATGTTTAGACGGATACTGGATGAGAGAGATTATAGCGGGGCGGATTTAATATGGCTCCTGGAGATCAATTGGGGAGGAGCCCTCTATCGGTTTTCAAATAAGCCAATTATGGTCCCTTATGATGGAGGCGAGCTTCCATTTGAGGGCCAATTGGAGAATCTAGACTATACGGAATCCTCCGATCTATTTGATTTGTCCGTCGAGGCGAATTCGATCTCCGTCTCGGTCGTTTTTCCGGTCGACATGATAGAGGCGTTTAGAGCCGGGAGGATATTAGACGGCTCCAGGGGAGAGCTATCCTATATCATGTCTCGAGGCGGCTCTCCGCTCCAGAGCTGGGAGGAGCGTATCCTCCTATTTGAGGGAGAGATTAGTCAGCCAATTATCGGAGACCCGGAGGAGCCGTCCGGATTTGCCGCTTTCTCTATCGAACAGCAGCCTTATGATATGTCCGGATATTTGATAGACCAGGATAACCTCATAAATAAAGCTAAATTTCCATCTCTCCCGGATGATATTGGCCCTGGAAAGGCATACCCTTTTGTTTTTGGTAGCCCCTCGGATTCTATTAGAGCGGATGGACAAAATATCCCGAATCTCCATTCGACTCCGGCCTATCCTATTAATTCGACTCATGGAGGAGGAGAGGGTCCTAATCATGACTATTTGATGATAGCGGGGCATAAAGTCGAGGCGTCTCAGGTGATGATTAGGGATAACGACTATCGGATAGCTACGGTATCAGTACAGGAGGCCAAAGACGAAAACGGGGTAATATATAGCTATGTCGATATTCATGGCTCCCCAGTATATGAGGCGGACGATACGGGGCATTCAGATAAGGGATATTGGACGAAATGGTTTAACCCTGGAGGCCTCGGAGCTTATGCCGGGTCTCATTTAAACCCCTATGGACCGGGAATCCTCGAGGGCGGTGGAGACCTCATTCGATACGCTCTCTCAAAAACTGGAATGGCGGTCGATTGGTCCTCCTGGGGAGCGGTCTCCGATCTCCTAAATCAGTACAAATTCGCCGGCTATGTGAATGATCCGACTGTCACCTCCTGGGACTGGCTAAATCAAAATATTTTGCCCCTAATGCCGGTCTCAGTAGTATCCGGACCTTATGGCCTCCGCCCGGTGATCTATCTCCAATATTTCCAGGGGACAAAAATCCATTTTACGACTCATATCCTCGAGGGCTCGGATTTTCAGAGAGTCTCCGCTCTCGAGGCGGCGGTCGGACTAGATCAAATCTATAATGTGATCGAGCTACGATATGCTAAGGACGGCAATTCCGGATCATATATGAGTTATTACTCTATCGGATATAATCTCGATTATGGACCGGCTACCCTAGACCTAGACGGATACGCCAAGCTCTCCCAGGAGAGATATGGAGTCCGGAGAAATGTTATCGAGAGCGCATATATTTATGATACCGGGACCGCCGGGAGAATCGCTCGCTATCTCCTCCGGAGCAATTGTCTCGTTAAGAGGCGTCTCCAGTATCGAGCAGCTGCTAAATATGGATTCCTCATGATAGGAGACGTTATCGGACTAACCTCCTCCTCTCTATTTCTAGAGGAGCAAATAGCGACAATTGTCTCTAAAAAATGGGATAGGACCTCGTGGCTTTATGATATATTGATCGAGGATAATCCATTCACCACCTCGAGAGCGGGGGCTTAAATGTTAGTTTTTTTGGATAGACAGCACTCCGGGCAAATCCGCCGCCTGGATTCTCTCGGAGCGGTCTCCGATCTAGATGGAGACGGAGTGGAGAGTATAGAGGAGGCCGAGGCGATATGGACCGGCTTTCTTTCGATGGAGATAGAGAAAGCTCTCCGGGCTCTCGGCTATCATGTGATACCGATCTCGGACGGCTCCTATCAGGAGAGACACGAGAGGGTTAATAAAATGGCGGCTAATTATGAGGGCCCCCAGGTCTATCTCGCTCTCCATTTTAACGCCGGGGGCGGAAATTATGGCTCGATGTTTTATGACTGGAGATCCGAGTCCGGCCAATTTCTAGCCGATTATATATGCGAGGCCCTGGAGGATTTAGCCGGGATGGAGATCACAAAAAAGATACCATGCAGCCCGTCAGATTGGACCAAAAACGCATATTACACAATTAAAGGAGTCGGACGCCCGGTGGCGATATGCAGCGAGCCGGCCTTTCTAGATTTCGATGGACATAAGGAATATTTTACTCCCCAGGGGATAGTCAAATTGGGATTTGCTATAGCTGCGGGAATCCACAATTGGAGGAGGGGAGCCTAATGGATGATTCTATATTGATGGTTTTAACCGGCCCCGCCTCAGCTCTAGCTCTAGCGGTTAGCTTGCTCTGGGGTCTCGCTCGATACGCCGGAAAAATTCTCCCTGGGATCATAGATCGACATATGTCGCAAATTGACGCAATTATCCACCGTCTCGAATCTATGGAGGCGGCGTCTCAGGAGAATAGAGAGATCTATCGGAAAATGATAGCCGGGGTCCACTCCAGGTTAAACCCGGTGGAGAATGACATTAAAGAAATCAAATATTACCTCAAATTAGAGGATAATAAGCAAAAGACCAAAGATAGCGATGGAGGCTAATCATGGCATATAATAACGAGGCTCCTTTTCAGGTGCGTAAACACATTCAATTATTAGGCGGCGTCCGAGTCGCCACTATCGCCGGGAATGATACTCTCACGATAGCAAGCTCGACCTATCAGATATTAGACGGTGGAGGCTCCGATTATGACGTTATCCTCCCCGCCGAGGATGACGGGATCTATTTCTGGATTCGGAATGACGGATCGACTAATAATTTAGTCGTTAAAAATGATGGAGCTGCTACAATTGGGACCCTCCTCCCTGGAGAGGGCTCTCTAATTGTCTGTGATGGTACAGACTGGAAAGTTGTAATTGTCGCATAATTGAAAAACCCCTCGGACTATCCGAGGGGTTACCCAATTAACCGAAGTTATGAGAGAGAATCTCTCAGGGCTTATTATAACGCCCTGGAGAGTCGTATCGGTTTATTTTTCCGAGGAGGTCCTTAATTTCTCTCCTCAGGAGACGGATATAATTGACGATCTCTATCCGCTCCTCCTCCGACATTTCCTCCCACTTTGCTATTTGATATTCGAGGGCCAATCGAGCCTCTCGGCTTTTTAGGCTAATCATTTCCATGAGTGGATTAGTAATTATCTTTTTCATTTTATCTCCTGGGAGGTGGAATCATATCTGGAGATTTGCCTAATTTCATGACGAAATTCCGGCGTCTCTCCGAGGTCCATGCGGAGGGTTTGCCCCAATTCATCTCTAGAGTCCAGGCTTTAATGTGATCATAGCCTCCGTATTGATCGCATTTAGCGCAAAACCATTTAGAATCCTCTTTCCACCCGGGGTCCTTATCCTCCGAGACCGGCTCTGGAGATGGAGGAGCGGGAGGAGATGGAGGAGCGGCTATAGGGGCTTTTTGAGGAGCTTTAGGGAGAGCTTGATATGGGAGAGCCGGCGTATCGACATATCCCAAAAAACGGCCCTTGGAGGAGATATAAATATCGCCTTTTGGCTTTATGCTATGCCACCGGACCTCCAGGTTATAGAGATAGCGACCGATTCCCCAATGGACGGCGGCTCGCTTTAGGGCGTCCGAGTAGGCTCCCTTAACCGGCTCTATTTGAGACGGCTCGGCGGCGTCCGTTTTTGAGACCCAGGAGGAATCTTTCATGCGGATAGAGAGGCGACATTCGAGACCCTCTCCAATTGGCGTTTTATGATACTCGGCTCTCCAGTTTTCAGGGCCGACCACATTATCCAGGCGATCCATAACGGCTCGGGCGGTGATATACGGGAGCAATTGGACCTTATCTCCGGATTTAGAGACGGAGCCAGCTCTCCATTCCAGGTCCTCAGGTGGAAAGGGGAGGAGGAAATTAGCAAGGGGCTGTTTAAAATGACTCATTCTATTTATCCTCCAGTAATTGAGCGGGTGAAATACCCCGGCGATAGAATTCTCCGAAGAAAGCTGCGAGGATAGAGTCCTCGAGCTTATGCTCTGTCATAGACTGAAAAAGGGCTAATAGATTAGCGTCCGTTAATCGTTGCAATTGCTCTGTTAAGGTCGTTTTCATTTGCGGTCTCCCTGGAGATTAATTGTGGCTAGAGCCCAAATACAAGCTCCGAATATTAGGAGGGCTCCGGTGGCGATATAAAGGGATAAATATTCCCAATTGTGAATGTCTATAGCGATTTGTGAGATCATGTTTTTTCCTGGGGTTATGTGAGATTTATTTCTCTCCTTTTATATACTTTGCATAATTGCAAAAATCAAATATTATTTTGCAATTGTGCAAATAAAAAACTATAGCGGAAAGGTGCACGATAACCAGGAGGTCAAATATGCACTTTTCAGAATGGCTCCAGGCTCAATTAGAGCGGCTCGAGCTTAACTATACACAGCTTAGTAATTTGAGCGGAGTCGATATTAGTCTCCTCTCTCGATATGTCGCCGGGGAGATAAAGCCCGGGCTCAAAAATATCCGCCGGCTTTCCGCCGCTCTCCATCTAGCATCCAGAGAGAAAGGGGAGGAGATCACCGTCTCCGAGATCACTTCTCAAATATTGGAGTGTGAATGATTCGATTAGGTCCATTCATCGTCTCAGGAGAGCCGGTCGCCCTGGGGCGTCCTCGCTTTACTCGCTCCGGGCGTGTCTATACTCCAAAAAAGTCCGAGGCGGCTCTGGAGGAGGTCGTCCAAGCTATCCGAAATTATGAGGAGTCTCGGAGAGAGCCTATAGCGACAATTGATAACCCGGTCCATTTGATAGTGGACTTTATCCACGCCCGGCCTAAGCGAATGAGAAAGGGCGGCCGAGTGATCAAAAACACAAAGCCGGATATTGATAATTGTCTCAAATTGATCCTCGATGGAATCTCTAGGGCGGGTCTATGGACTGATGATAATTTAGTGGCTCAAATTACCGCTAAGAAATATTACGGCGAGACAGGTGAGAAACCATATAGCGTCTTTTACATTTTCGAGGCCGAGTGATGAGAGACCCTCGAGGACTATATTTGACGCTCTATGACTCATGTTTTGATAATAAGGGCGGCGGTTTTACCCTGGAGCCCCCAGAGAGGCTCGGGGCTATCATTCGACCCGCCTCCTGGAGTAAACCTCCCAGAAAGTCCGATCTCCTATGCTGGAGCCCGGCTCGATATGCCCCAGGGGCTCTCCGAGCTAAGGCGAATGTGATCTCCGTCTCATGTCTAGTCTATGATATTGATGATGGGGCTAATTTCGATATGCATAATCTATTTAGTGACTATCGCTATTATGCACATTCGACATTCTCACATAAACCAGAGCTGCACAAGTGGAGACTAATCCTCCCGCTCAAATCTCCGATTCCTGGAGCGGACTGGAGGAGAGCCTGGAGAGCCGGAAAAGAGATATTCCAGGCTCGGACCGGGAGCGAGATAGATGGAGTGTGCTCGGACGCCTCCAGGCTTTACTATATCGGGACGAATGAGGCTCTGGAGTTTTCAAATCTCCATTCCGGGGAGTATCTCAAATTAGACTATTCACACATTCCAGAAAGGGAGGAAAAGAAAGCTAAACCAAAAACATTTAAAAGGGCCGTCTATGCTTATGATGAGGACAAATCCGTCTATATGACCCTGAAAACGGACCCTGAGGCTCGGAGACGGGTAGCCGAGACCCTGGGGGCCAATATATCGGATGACGGGATAGCCCGAGGCATGATATGTCCAAGCTGTAATAGGCCGGATCTATGGTTCACCATAGACCCGAGCTTAAAGTCGAGTGCTACATGTAACCATTTGAATTCATGTGGCTTTTATATAAACCTATATGATCTTTTACTGATGGAGAAATAATGGATAGAGATCAAATCGCACAATTAGCGGGGATATTCTCCCCAATTGAGAGGGCCGAGGATAATGTCCTCTCCCAATTAGAAAGGACCCCGGATAGAATCGAGAGAGATCACTCCGGGCGAGAGGTCATCCTCGAGAGAGGTCGCCCTCTAAAGCACAAATTAAACATTTATCGAATTATGGAATTAGATAGCCGTCTCCGAGATCGGTATCGGTATAATGAATTCGCTGATGAGATATGGGACGGAGATCATCTCCTAGAAGATCATCACATTACAGAGCTTTCTCTATGGCTCCAGAGAATCTATCGAGTCACTATCGGAAAGGAGCCGCTTTATGATTTAATTATCCGCCGCTCTCGAGAGAATGCTTATCATCCTCTCCAGGACTATCTCCAGAGCTTAAAATGGGATGGAAAAAAACGAATTGGTCAAATACTACAGAGATATTGGGGCGTGGAGGATACGCCGCTCCTCCGAGAGATCGGTCTCAGGTGGGCGATCTCATGTGTCGCTCGAGGGCTCCGTCCGGGCTGCAAGGTGGATACGGTCCTCATTCTATGCGGTCCCCAGGGAGCCAAAAAATCGACCTCGCTCCGAGTGCTAGCCGGGGATGGATATTTCTCTGATAGCCACCTCGACATTCGCTCTAAGGATTCGTACCAATTGATTCATCAGTCCGGGGTCTGGATATGGGAATTAGCGGAGTTTTATAGCCTGAAAAATCGAGATAACGAAAACGCTAAGATGTTTCTATCGAGCCCCTCGGATAGATACCGTCCGTCCTATGCTAAAGCTCCGGTTAATCGGAAACGCTCTCTCGTTTTCACCTCCACCACGAATGAATTGGCATTTCTCACAGATAGCACAGGAAACCGGAGATATTGGCCGGTTAATACTGAGATCATAGATATAGAGGGTCTTAAAAAAGACAGGGACCAAATTTGGGCCGAGGCCGTCTCTATGTTTAAATCCGGAGAGATATGGTGGCTCGAGGGCTCTCATGAGATAGACCTCCAGGAATATCAAAAATCTTTCGTTGTGGATGATCCCTGGAGTCACGCTATCCAGGAATTATTATCGGAATTTCCGGACGCCGGGGTCCTCATGGATCAAATATTCGACCGTCTCGGACTCGAGAAACCATATCGAAATTCAGGCTATGCCCGGAGGATAACGGCTATCCTCCAGGGACTCGGAGCGGAGCAATTGAGGCCCTCCTCTCATCCTATGACAAATCAAAAACGGCCTCGTGTATGGAGGTTAAAACATGACTAAGATATTCCTAGACATAGAGACCTCGGCTCTAGAGCCGGGATGGAATGACGGATATTTCGGAGAGATACTCGAGCTTGCTATCGGGCTCGAGGGAGAGGATGGATCATATATAGAGCATGTCTGGAGATTCCGTCCCCTGGAGCCGGCGGGTCATCATCCCGAGGCGATCTCGGTGAATGGCTACAATTGGAGAATGAAAAACTACATTCTCTCCGATATTGCTAAATCCATCCAAGCTATCCATGATCTCCTATTTAATAGAAAGGGTCTCATAATTGGGCATAATGTCCAATTTGATCTCCATTATCTCAATTTCTGGTTCGAGGAGTATCAGATAGAGCCGCTCCCGGTCCGGGGAATCGATACTATGACTCTAGTCCATGAGCATTTATCGGTTATCGGACTCCACCGTCTCGGAATGTCCTCCGTCCGGAGCTTTCTGGGAATGAGTGCGGAGAATGCCCACTGTGCTCTTTTTGATATGAGAGATACTCGCTATCTCTATCATAAGCTCTCCAGAGCCTCGAGCCTGAATCGTCTCATGTGGAAATTGAGAGCCCAATTAGCCTTAAATATCCGAAAAAAGGAGGAGTAATGGATATTGAGAGACCCAGATATAAATTACTCCAGGGAGATAACAGAGAGACGCTTAAGCAGCTCCCGGATGAGTCGATAGACGCCGTTATCACCGATCCTCCTTATGAGATCGCCCTGGGGACCGTTAAAAAATGGGATGATACCGGGATAGCACATGATCCGGAATTGTGGAGACAAATCCTCCGAGTCCTAAAGCCTGGAGGTCATCTAATCGCTTTCTCTGCGACTCGGACCTATCACCGGCTCGCCGTCTCCATAGAGGACGCCGGATTCGAGCTTAGAGACATGATAACCTGGATCTATAATTCAGGCTTTCCCAAAAGTACCAATATAGCCCTCTCCATAGATAAACAGGAGGGGCTCCAGGGGCGGAGAGGACTCGGACCGCTTAAACACATGACAGGACAAGCTGCTCCCAGGGATGAAAATGGCGTATCAGTCCAGACAGGCCTCCCTCCATACGAGCCAAAACATGAGGACGCTATAAAATGGAATGGATGGGGGACGAATCTTAAACCGGCCCAGGAGCCGGCGGTCCTCGCTAGAAAGCCTCTCCAGGAATCCTCCATAACGGCTCAAATGCGAGCTACCGGGACCGGAGCCCTCAATATTGACGCCGCTCGGATTCCTCTCGGGGACGACTCGTGGCCTTTCATGAATGATAAGGTCGCTCCGAATCATCACCTGGGGCTATTTCCGGGGAATATCTATAATTGCAAAAAGCCGAGCCATGCAGAGAGGGAGAGAGGACTCGAGGCTCTCTCATTAAAAATGTGCAAGTCGACTTTTAACGAGGGGAATGGAAAAAGCCTCCCGAGATTCGATGGATACGCTAATCCTCTCCGGGCTAATCATCACGCTACAGTTAAGCCCCTTAAAATATTGAGGTGGTTAGTCCGACTCATGACTCCCCCGGGAGGAGTGGTCCTCGATCCATTCGCCGGCTCTGGGTCGACTCTATGCGCCTCCATTCTGGAGGGGTTCAGCTGTATAGGCTGTGAATTACAGGACGAATATCTCCCAATTATCCAGGGGAGAGCGGACCAAGCTATAGAGGACTATCTGGATTCTAAAGCTCAATTGACGATATTTGATTATCTGGAGGGGCTATGATGATTTGCTATCTGGTCCATCGATGGAGAGTCGCTCGAGGCCTATCTAATCGCCAATTAGCCGAGGCCCTGGGGATTCATGTCGAGACGATCTATAAATGGAGGAATCGGAGAGCGGTCCCCTCCAGGTTTACATGTCAGTGTATCGCTAAGCTGTGGGCTCGGGAGAATGATCTCTCCAGGGAGGAGGAGATAGAAATATTCGAGACCCTCCTCGACCTCCGAGATTTAGAATTGACATTCCGGAGGAGATGGAGATATAAACCTCTCGGGATTTAATTGTCCTAATCTCCATCAAGTGAAAACTTCTAAAGCTCTAGAATTGCCCCTCTAGAGCTTTTTTTGGTTATACTCTATGATGAGAGATGGAGAGTCCAGCTCTCGAGTTGTAAGGGACAAGCTAGAGATCCGGGATCCTCCTGGGTCTCTTTTTGGTTTTTGAGTTATCCACAGAGTTATCCACAGAGTTATCCACAGGTTTATCCATAGGCTTAACGCCCTCTCTGTCTATAATAGATAGCGATTTCAAAAAGTTATCCACAGGTTTATCCACAGGTTTATCCACAGGTTTATCCCTAATCGAATGTCCATGAATGTCCATTCATGTCCAGGATCTAATGGACAGGTCGATCCCCTTAAACACTGGATCAAATGACTAATGTCCAACATGTCCATAAAAAAAGCTAAAAAGAATATTTTTATAATAAATATAAAAACCCTTTATTAATTAATAATTGGTGGACATTATGGACATTCCCTCAAATCTCTAGGAATGGAGGGCGTCTTAATGTCCATTAGATCATGGACCGCTTGTGGACATGTCCAGGGGCTATCTATTAGCTCGGTCTCTCTCTATTTGCCTCTTTTGAGCTTTAGCCCAAGCTCGGCCAGGGTTCCCTCCCCAGAGAGCCCAGGCGATCGCAGCTTTAGAGGTCTTATCTCTCCGGGCTAGACTCTCCGCCTCGCTCTCTCCATGTCTGGCAAACCAAGCTATCATGAGATCGATTTGAGCCTCGTCCACTCCACCCGAGGCCAGTCTCCGAGCCGTCCTCATTCCGGTTCCAGGGACTCTCTTTCCGTCCTCGTCTTTATATGCAGCTCTCTGGGATAGACTCCGAGATAAATTATAAGCGATCGCTCTCTCTGCTATCTCTCGGACCTCTCTCGGGACATTATATTTAGGCATGATAAACCCTCCTTTTAATGTGATATATATATCATACGATGGAGGGGCTATGGCTAAGAGGGCTCGCACAAATAGATCATATCAGGAGAATCTAGCTATCCGAGCTAAGGTTCAGGCTCTCATGGAGGAGGGTCTCCCCGAGAGCAATGCGCAAGCGGTCGCCTTTCGAATGTTCTCGAATGGAGAGATCCGAGTTAAGCAGAGCCTCCCCGGAGCGGCTACTGTCGCCGGGCTACTGGCTAATCAATTACGCAAGAAAAAACGGACCCAGGCGGCGGCTCGAGAGGCTGATATAGCCTCGAGCCGCCGATCTAAATCCGGACGGAAAAAACGGTAATAGGATGAAAACGGAGAATGAGAAAGCTCTCGGAGAGGAGCGTCAAATTATCATCGCTAATATTGCCCTGGAGGTCCGAGAGCTTATATCTCAGGGCCTATCCGAGCCCGAGGCTCTCCTCCAAGCTCTGGAGAGATCCCTAGACCGAGCCCGAGACTATCAAATCCGGAGAGATAATGGCCATGTGCCTAGATAGAAAGG